CCATCACGCATGACATCCGAGCATCATCGTGACGTTGACGTGATCATGCGTCCGTGTCTCGGTTGCGGGCGACTCATGCAGGGCGGCGGACGTCGGCACCCTGACTGCCAGCGTGCATACGACCGGGCACGTCGACCCAGTAGCACGCAACGCTACGGCAGTGGTTACGCTAGGCGTCACAAGGCAGCGGTGGCGGGGGAGCCGTGGTGTCACACCCCGGGTGGTTGCCCCTACCCTGATGCGGGCAGCACGAGCAACCCGCTGACTGCTGATCACAGCGTACCCGTGTCCCTGCATGGACAGCACAGCACGCTCGTCGTCTTGTGTCGTCGCTGCAACAGTGCGCGCGGTGCCCGTACGGGGTACCGGTCGCCACTAGTCTGACGACGGGTGCGCGCAAACCCCCAGCCTAGTTTTCGCGAGAGAAAGCAACGTGGCACTGTCCTCGACCGAGCGGTCCCGTGTCTTTCGCGATCGGCAGCGACCGGTGCTGGTGCCGAAGGGTCCCGACGCCGGCAAACCGTTCACGGTCAAGCACTTTCGGGCCTGGGCACGCGATCTGGAGCTCGATAACGGCCAAAACTGGGTCCTGGAGCCGTTCCAGGCCGCATTCCTGGCCGATGTCTTCAGTGGCGTGCCCGAAACATGGCTGATCGTGCCCGAGGGCAACGCCAAGACGACCCTGCTGGCCGGTCTGGCGCTCTATCACAGCCAATATCGGCCGTCCGGGCGCGTCCTCGTCGCCGCATCGGCCCGCGACCAGGCCGAGATCCTGTATTCGCAGGCCGACGGCTTCGTCGTCCGGTCCGAGCTGCACGGTTTCACCTGTCTCGAGGGCTACCGGCGCATCCGCTTCGACGCGATGAACTCGCGCATCCAGGTCTTCGCCGCCGACGACCGCACCGGCGACGGCGCGATCCCGACATTGGCCATCCTCGACGAGCTCCACCGCCACCGTGACCTGCGGCTGTACCGGACGTGGCGCGGCAAGCTCGAGAAGCGCGGCGGTCAGATCGTCGCCATCAGCACGCGGGGCGAGCCGGGCTCCGAGTTCGAGCTGGCGCTGGAACGGATCCGCCGCGAGGCGACCGACACGACCCGGACCGAGACGTTCACCCGGGCGGCGTCCAAGCGCATGGTCCTGCACGAGTGGGCGGTGCCCGAGACCGGCGACGTCGAGGACTTCCACCTCGTCAAGCGGGCCAACCCGCTCAAGTCGGTCACCGTCCCGAAGTTGCGCGAGAAGTTCGCCAGCCCGACCATGACGATCCCGCACTGGCGCCGGTTCGTGTGCAACCTGCCGACCCGCAGCGATGCCGCCGCCATCACGGAGGCCGAGTGGGATGCCGCCAAGACGACCGAGGCCATCCCGCCGGGCGAGCCGATCTGGCTGGGCCTTGACGTGGCCTACAAGTGGGATACCACGGCAGCCGTCCCGCTGTGGTGGAAGGACGCCGAGCACCGGATCCTGGGCCCGGCGGCCATCCTCGTCCCGCCCCGCGACGGCAACAGCCTCGACAACGGCCTGATCGAGCAGGCGCTGCGGCGCATCCACGAGCGCAACCCGGTCCACACCGTCGTCATGGACCAGAGCCACGCCGAGGTCCTCGGCCAGTGGATCGTGGCCGAGTTCGGCGCGGTCGTGGTCGACCGGCCGCAGACCAACGCGTTCGCCGTCACCGACTACGACCGCTTCATGGAGGCGCTACGCCTCGGCTGGCTCAAGCACTCGGGTGATCCGGGCCTGACCCAGCACGCGCTCAACGCGATCGCGCGGATGCTGCCGTTCGGTGACGCCCGCTTCGACCGTCCGGTGGCGGGCCGGATGTTCGACCAGGAGCGCCGCGTCATCGACGCGCTGACGGCGGCCTCGATGGCCCATTCACAGGCGGTCATGGCTGCCGACACACCTGCCGTCGCGGAGTCGAACTTCGCCTGGGCCTAGCACACCGGAGTCGCGATGAGTGTCCTCGACCGGGTCCGGTCCCTGTTCGACCCTGCCGCCTACGGCAGCAGCCGTGCCTCGAGCTACGACCCGTGGTCGTCGATGCAGGACCCGTGGCCGTTCGTCAACTTCGGCGGGCGCACGTATCCGCTGGGCCTCAACCAGACCCTGCCCGGGGCGAAGCAGGAGGACATCGACGGCACGTTCGGCGGTTTCGTCGACCAGGGCTACCGCGGCAACGCGATCGTGTTCGCGTGCATGGACGCCCGCCGCCGGCTGTTCGTCCAGGCCCGCTTCAAGTACCGCCGCCTCCGGGCCGGCAACACCGGCGACCTGTGGGGCGACGCCTCGCTGGGCATCCTCGAACATCCGTGGCCGGGCGCCACGACCGGCGACCTGCTCGGGCGGGCGCTCCAGCACGCCGACATGGCCGGCAACGGCTACATCGCCCGGCGTCCCGGTAACCGCCTGCGGGTCATGCGCCCCGACTGGACGCGGATCATCCTCGACGCGCCGGCGCAGGACCTCGACGCGCAGGTCATGGGCTACGCCTACACGCCGGGTGGCGTCGGCTCGGGGCAGAAGCCGGTCATCCTGCTGCCCGAGCAGGTCGCCCACTTCGCGCCGATCGCCGACCCGCTTGCCTCGTTCCGCGGCATCAGCTGGCTGACGCCGCTCATCCGCGAGGTCATGTCCGACACCGCGGCGACCCGTCACAAGCTCGCCTTCTTCGAGAACGGCGCGACGCCCAACCTCGTGGTCAAGCGGCCCGAGACGCTGGAGAAGGAAGCCTGGCAGGAGTGGGTCCGGCTCATGGAGGCGGGCCACGCCGGGGCCGCCAACGCCTACCGCACGCTGTACCTGTCGGGCGGCGCGGACGCGACCGTGGTGGGGGCCAATCTCCAGCAGCTCGACTTCGCCATCGTCCAGGGCCACGGCGAGACACGGGTGGCGGCCGCGGCCGGCGTGCCGCCGATCATCGTCGGCCTGAGCGAGGGCCTCCAGGCCGCCACCTACAGCAACTACGGCCAGGCGCGCCGCGCCTTCGCCGACCTGTGGGCGCGCCCACAGTGGCAGAACATCGCCTCGAGCCTCGAGTCGATCGTGCCGCCGCCGACGGGCTCCGAACTCTGGTACGACGCCTCGGGCATCCAGTTCCTGGCCGAGGACGAGCGCGACCGGGCCGACATCGCGGCGACCAAGGCGGCCACGATCGACAAGCTCATCGTCACCGGCTTCAAGGCCGACGACGCCATCAAGGCGGTCGAGGCCGACGACTACACCCTGCTCATCGGGAACCACACCGGACTGTTCAGCGTGCAGCTGCAGGCCCCGGGCAGCACCAAGATGCCGGTCGGCGAGGCACCCGGCGAGACGCCCATCGAGGGCACCGTGCCGGCCGTGCTCAAGAAGCCGATGCCGACCAACGGGACGAAGCCGCCGATGGTCATGCCAGGAGGCAAGCCGTGACCGAACACGTCCGCGATGACCTGTACCGGGCGATGCCCGGCGGCGTGCTGTCCGAGGACGGCAAGAACCTGACGGTGCGGCTTGCGCCCCACGACCAGTGGGCGGAGATCAACTCGGCCGTCGAGGGCCACTTCATGGAGCGGTTCAGCCGCTCGGCCTACAAGAAGACGATGGCCGACCAGAAGCCGAAGATCCTGTTCCAGCACGGCAAGGATCCGACCGTCGGCGAGCAGGTCATCGCCACCACGACAGAGGTCGGCGAGGACGCGACGAGTCCGTACGTCCGCGGCCGGCTGCTCGACGGCGTGCCCGAACTGGTCCGCTCGGGCCTCCAGGCCGACCCGCCCGTCTATGGCGCCTCGCACCGCTTCTCGGTCGTCCGCGAGGAGTGGGTCGACAAGCCGGTCGGCGGCAGCCACAACCCGCAGAAGATCCCCGAGCGGACGATCACCGAGGCCCGGCTGTACGAGCTGGGTCCGGTGACCTGGCCCGCCTACGCCGGGGCGTCGGTCGCTCTGCGCTCGCTGACCGACGAGATGCGCTCGCCCGTCACGTTCACGACCACCGACACCACGAACAGCATCACCACCACAACAGAGCCGGTAGCACCCTCCGTCGACGCCGCGGCCGAGCCGCACCTCGAACCGGAGCGCCGCGATGAGCCGGACCCGCCGCCAGACGCGGCAGTCATCGCAGCCCAGGACCCGCCGGAAGGCGGGTCTTCTGATTCGAGGAGCACACACGTGGCAATCGACATCGGTTCGTATCGCACCCTCGAGGACATGCTCGCTGCTGTCCACGACCTGAACTCGGAGATCAAGCGGGCGGCTGAGCTGCCGGGCATCCTGCCTGAGGTCGAGCAGACCGCGTTCGACGAGAAGGTCGCCGATCGCGCCAAGCTCGAGGCCGCCGTCACCGCCTGGCAGGCACGGATCTCGCAGGTCCGCGCCATCGAGGCGACCCACGGCAGCGAGCCGGGCACCTCGCCGGCACCGTTCAACGTCATCAAGACCCGTGACGTCGACAGCATCTACGACGTCCGCCGGATCGACCGCGAGGCCCGCAACGAGGAGTCCCGCGTCCAGACCCTCAAGGACAACGCCATGCGCGCGGTCGAGGGCGCCAGCTTCGCGGCGACCAGCGGTCCCGGCCAGCCGGGTCGCGAGCGCGGCCAGGCCGACATCGAGTCCCTGCTCAAGGGCAAGGACTACGTCGACCCGGAGATCGCGGCCAAGCGCGTCCTGCTGACCGGCTCGCCGGCCTACCGGCGGGCGTACCGGAAGTGGCTGACCCAGGGCAGCGCCGGCCCGATGTTCACGGCCGAGGAAGCCAACGCGATGGAGGAGGCCCGCACCGCGCTGGTCACCGCCTCCAACGTCGCGGTCGTGTTCGACCTCGACTCGACGATGGTCATCAACACCGCCGGTGCGGTCAACCCGTGGCGCCAGGCGTTCCGGGTCGTGCAGACCACGAGCAACGACTGGCGACCGCTCGTCAGCGCCGGCATGACGGCGGTGTACGAGGACGAGGCCACCGCGGCCACGGACCTGTCGCCTGCCTTCACGGCGCCCTCGACCCTCCTGGTCAAGGCGCACACCGCGGCCACCTTCAGCGTCGAGATCCAGGGTGACTATCCCGGGCTCGAGGCCGAGATCGCCAAGGAGATCGGCGACGCCAAGGACGTGCTGGAGTCGGTCCAGTTCTCGACCGGTGCCGGGTCGACCCACTTCCCGAACGGCATCTTCACCTACTTCACCCTCAACTTCCTCGACACCGCCACGACCCTCACGATCGTGCCCACCGACCTCTACAAGCTCGAGGCCAACCTCGGGCCGCGCTACCGCGCCAACGCGGTGTGGATGGGCAGCCCGTACTTCTACAGCCTCGTCCGGGCGATCGACACCGCCGGCGGCGCCGGGCTGTGGATCGACAATCTGTCCCTCGGTGGCGGGGTCGGCAACTTCGACAACGGCGGCCGCCTCGGCGCGCTGATCGGTCACCCGGCCTACGAGTGCGTGGCGCCCGCCAACACCTCGATGGCCACGACCGAGAAGGTCGCCATCCTCGCCAACCGCGAGCGGTTCGTGATCATCGACCGCATCGGCATGAACCTCGAGATGATCCCGAACTTCCTGTCGGCCGCGACCGGCTACCCGACCGGTCAGCGCATGGTCTATGCCTGGTGGCGGAACACCTCCATCGGCGTCGGCCTCAACACCCTCGGTGCGGGCCGCTCGGCCTGCATCTTCCGCGGCAAGTAATCCCCTGACCGGAGGAGGGGGCCGCCCCCCGGACCCCCTCCTTCCGGCATCACACGAGGACGAGCGATGCCTGATCCCCATGACACCTGGTACGTCGCGATCACGTCGTGGGCGAGCGCCGACCCCGGCCTGCCGCTCAACGGCATCAAGGGCGTGACCCGCGTCCGCGGCGACGACCCCGCGTACAAGCGGTGGCCGGACTTCTTCGCGCCCATCAGCTCGTCCGACCGCTCGGCGCCGTCGGTCGAGGAAGCCGTGGCCGTGCCCGGCAGGAAGCGTGGCTAGATGGCGACCATCGTCAACACGCCCGGCGCGACCCTGACCGGCCAACTCGGCATCCGTCCCGGCGGCGTCGAGCAGATCGTGTCGAGCACGATCGCCGCAGCGACCGTCGTCACCACCCTCGCGCCGCACGGCCTGACGACCGGCGACACGATCTTCTGGACCGCCAGCGGCGGGGCGGTGCCGGCACTGACCGTGACGCCGCAGCAGGTCGTCACGGTCGTATCGACGACGACCTTCTCGATCCCGGTCACCACCTCGGCGGGCGCCACCTCGGGCGCCTACGACTACGCCATCACGAGCATCCCGCTGACCCCGGGCGCGGCACCGCTCGTCAATGTCGGGCGCAACCACGATCTGCGGGTCGGCGACACCGTGACCATCGTGGCCTCGGGCTCGACGCCGTCGCTCGACGGTGCCCAGGTCGTGACCGCGGTCGACGACCCGCGTTCGTTCCGCGTGCTGACCTCGGCCGCCCCGACCACCGTGGCCGGGTCGACGACCGCGGCCCACTTCACCAAGACCATCTTCTACAGCGACGTCTACGTCCGGCCGAACGACTGCGAGGCGGGCGGGATCTCGATCACCAGCGTCATCGGGACCACGCCGCCGACCACCCTTGTCGACATGCAGGGCAGTTACGACGGCGTGAACTGGTTCAACGTCATCTACAGCGCGCTCGCCTCGCCGCAGACGGCGATCGCCGGCACGCAGCTCGGGCCGATCACGACGTCCACGACGACCAACTACAACCTGACGTCGGCCCAGGCGCCGGCCGTGGGCGGCCAGGCGTGGCGCTACTTCCGCCTCAAGTTCACGAGTTCGACCAACATCATCATGTCGTCCAGCCTGGTGATGACGTGAGCGCCGAGTGCGTCTACGACGGCAAGCCCGCCGTCGGGATCGACCTGTGCCACGCCTCGCACCCGGTCTGCGCCGAGCACGTCCTCGGACACCAGCTCGCGCCGCTCGAGGTCGCCGAGCCTAAGCCCCAGAAGCGTGCGCCGAGCCGCGCTGCTTCGACAAACGAAAGTAGGGTAAAGCCGTAGCTGCCGGGGCATGGGTATTCACCAACACGACCCGCCAGAAGTTCCTGAATGGGACGTTCATCATCCCGGCGGGCAGTTCGCTCAAGATGGCGCTGTTCCTCTCGACCAGCAACATCACCGTCGCCTCGACGACGTTCGCGGGCTGCACCAACGAGGTCGGCGTCACCAGTACCGGCTACACGGCCGGCGGCAACGCGATCGCGATCACGCAGTCGGGCACGACGACCGTCACGGCGGTCATCACGACGGCTCCGATCTGGACGGCCGGCACCGCCAACCTGACCGCCAAGTGGGCGGCCATCTATGTCGTGGCGGGTGACGTCATCTGCTTCGCGCTGCTCGACTCGGGCGGCGCCGACGTGACGGCGACCAACACGAACACGATGACCGTCGGCAGCAACGGCGGCACCGTCTTCACCCTGGCATGAGGGAGGTTCGCGTGGCGACCGGCACGATCTCGCTCCAGACGTCCACCCCCACCTACCAGCAGACCGTTACGTTCGACTGGTCCGTGTCCGGCAAGGTCAAGGGCTACCAGTACCCGCTCATCCTCGTCGAGGCGTTCCAGGGCGAGGACAAGGTCTACGCCCAGCTCGCCGCACCCGATGACGCGTTCCTGCTCGGCGGCGGCTCGTCGGAATGGGTCACCCGCGGAGGGGGCCCGGCCGACTGCATCGCCCGGCTGATGATCTACCCCGGCCTGCACAGCGACCCCATCCTCGAACTCGCCAGCGTGACGTTCCGCGCCGAGGGCTAGGCCCGTTCCCTTCGTGAGGGGCTGACCCGATGGCCGTCATCTTCCTGACCGGCTTCGACGGTCGACTCATCGAGCTCGACCAGGACGGCTCCGTCGCGCGCCACGTCGTCTTCACCGGCACGGCCGCCATCAGCACGGTCCAGCAGCGGACCGGGCCGGCGGCGCTCCGGTGCAACCCGGCCTCGGGTGCGGCCGGCTACATGCAACTCCAGGCCCCCTCGACCAAGGGCTGGGTCCACTTCGGGCTGTATATCGCGACCATGCCGAGCGTGGCGCGGGTCATCTGCGGCGCCTCTGGCTCGGGTTCCAACGTCAAACTCAACAGCACGGGCAAGCTCGAGGCGTTCGACGGGAGCACGACGCGCGGGACGACGACCACCACCCTGACGACCGGGGTGTGGTACTGGATCGGCTGGCGGGCCGCGGCCGGGACGACGGTCCCGCTCA